ACTCAAATGCGAGGTAACAACTAATGTGGACTTATTCAGGTCTTAGAGTACGAGAAGGCCGCATCTGGTCAGACAACACAGGCCGTAGATACCCTCCCCAGTGGTGGGGTGCAACAACCAACGATCAAAAGATTGCGTTGGGCTTGGTGTGGGTAGACGATCCTGTCCAGTACGACAGCCGTTTCTACACAGGTGATGGCACAGCAAAAGCACTGGATGACACGGGTAGTGGTGACGATCTTGTCAAAGGCTTGAAGTCAGTCGCTATTGATGTAGTCAAGGCGCAAGCGGCAGGTAAGCTAGCCCCAACAGACTGGCACGTTGTGAAGGCAACAGAGGTTGCTGACTACACCGTCCCTGCTGAAGTGACTACCTACCGTGCGGCAGTGCGTACTGCGAGTAATACGATTGAGAGTGCGATTACTGGTGCGGCAGACCACGATGCGTTCATGGCTCTGTACGACACTCCAGTGGACGCAGACGGTAACCCAACAGGTAATGCTCCTATCAACGACTGGCCTGACGAGATCTAGCTGTGGAAATGATGCTCTGGAACGTAGCCCTTACGGCACTCCTTGCCCTCATCTCGTGGTTCGCCAAGAATATGTGGGACGAAGTTAGCCGCCTCAACATCCTACTCAACCGGACACGTGAAGAGGTGGCGAAAGAGTACGTCACCAAGCAGGAAGTCCACGCAGATATGAATCGGGTAATGGATCGACTCGATGCACTCGACGCTAAAATTGATCGCTTAATAGAAAAACAGTAACTGAGGGAGACGTTGCCGTGATATTTGAGGCAATTGCGGCAATTAAGATAGCGAACGAAGCTATTGGTGCCATCAAGGAATTTGCAGGGCACATAGAATCTGTCGGCGCAATGGGTAAAGACCTCACCAAACTCGCTGACGCAAAAGAAGAACTAGAAAAGAAAGCCAAAGACGGTGACATGGAGTGCTTCTTTGAACTAGAAAACATCCGCAGACAAGAAGCGGAAATCAAACAAATGTTTATTTATGCGGGACGCCCCGGCTTATGGCAGGACTACTGCACATTTATTGAAAACAGGAAAACACTAAGAGAAAATGAGCGTAAGAGAATTGCCACACAAAAAGCCCGTAGACGTAAACTCATTAAAGACTGGAGTATTGGTATCGCTGTTACCATTGCCGCCCTTTCTGCTGTTGGCATATGTGGTTACTTCTTATATTGGCTCATAAGCGTCAAGGGGAAGTAGGGTGTGGATTATATACGGCATCATCACAATAACACTACAACCGGGCATCTTGCAGATTGTAGAGAAAAAAGAATACACCAATCCGCAGGACTGCTTTAAAGACGCTATGGTCATCATGGCAGACGCAGAAGACCCACGGGGTATGGCCTGTATACCGATACCAAGTGACAAGAAGGGGACATAATGACTGACATAGAAAAGTATGACACCAACGGTGACGGGGTGATTGATGCTGAAGAACGCAAGATCATGTTGGAAGACATGCGCCGCAAGATGGAAGACGCAGATGCACAGCGTGACTCCATTCGTAAGATGGCTTGGTTTGCTCTTGTTGGTCTTCTACTGTATCCATTTGGTATCTTTCTTGCTGATGCCTTCGCTATGGGTACAGCCGCACAGTTAATCGCTGACATAGCTCCAACGTATTTCGCCTCGATTGCAGTGCTCGTCAGCGCCTTCTTCGGCACCACAGCCCTCGCAGGGAAGAAGAAAGATGCTTAACTTATTACTAGGTCCAGCACTAGAGCTAGGCAAAGAATTTATTAAGGGTAAGGCAGACGAGAAGAAAGCCATCCAAGAGCGCAAGATCAACGCCATCCAGAACGATGCTAACTGGGAAGAGAAGATGGCATCGGCTACTGATAAAAGCTGGAAGGACGAATTCTGGTCAATTATCCTCGCCTTACCTATCGTTGCCGTAGCCTACGGTGTCGCAATGGACAACCCTGCAATCATTGAAAGATTAACAGCTGCATTTGATACGTTGAATAGCCTTCCTGAATGGTATCAGTATTTATTGTTTATTGCTGTCTCAGCTTCATTTGGATTGAAGTCTGCAGACAAGATCATGGGTTTAAAGAAGGGTAAGTAATATGAGCTTTGAAACTGTCGTACACATGGTTTTAGAACACGAAGGTGGATACGTCAATCACCCATCTGATCCCGGTGGAGAGACTAAGTATGGCATCTCTAAACGGGCATACCCAGATGTAGATATTGCGGAGCTTACAGAAGATGAAGCGGCTGTTATTTACAAGCGTGACTACTGGGATCGTATCAAAGGTGATGATCTTCCTGTTGGGGTTGCTTGTGCTGTCATGGATTATGCTGTCAATTCAGGAATCTCACGTGCATCAAAAGCTCTCCAATCCGTCTGTGGAATCTCAAACGGTGATGGGGTTATTGGACCGCATTCTCTCGCTTCTGTATGGACTACTGTAGAGAACGACGGTGAAGAGTCTGTAATCAATGCTGTCACTGAACAGCGCCAAGGGTTTATTCGTGGCCTTTCAATATATGAAACATTTGGAAAAGGTTGGGAAAGACGTATAACAGAGACCCATGAAAAAGCAGTAGGTTTAATTGATGGCTGAAGATACTACAACCACCACAGGTACGGAAGAAGAAGAGAACCAGTATACTATCAAGTCTACTGGTCAATCTCTTGTTCCTGACGAACCTCAAACTACCGATGAGGTCAACGTTGTTGATTACATGGGTACGCAAGCTATATCGCCTGAGACTCAGCCGTATACTCAAATTCTAGACCAGTTAAAAGAACTTGGTGTAAGTGACGACGAGTTACTTAAATTCCAAGATGCGTATAAGCTAGATACTGAATCTGGACAGATCACGTATACTCCGATTGAAGCCGCTCAAATTGAAGCACCAGAATTACCAGAAACTAAAACTGTTACTGGTGAAACTGTCGATCTAGTTGAGAAGCCTGATTTAACTAAGACAGAAGCACTCAAGGTTTACCAAGAAGTATCTGACCTAGCAGATACCCTATCCGCCGCTAAATTAGATCTTAATGACATTGACCCCCGTGCTACTGTTTTGGGGCAGATGGAGATTCTCAATAAGCAGTTAGAGGGCGGTAAGGTTCCAGGGTGGGCACAGGGGGCCGTACGTCAGACTAACGCTTTGATGGCTAAGAGGGGCATTACAGGCTCTTCTATGGCCGCAGAAGCGATGACAAACGCTCTATTAACTTCTGTTGTTGATGTTTCTAGAGATAACTCTGCGTTCTATCAACAAGTCACTATAGAAAACTTAACCAATCAGCAACAGACTGAGATGACTAAGTTTGGTGCTCGTGTTGATGCAATCTTTAACGATCAGGCTGCAGAAAATACTGCTCGTAATATTAACGCAACTAATGAAAACGAGTTAAATCAATTCTACACACAGCTTGCCCAAAGCGTGGCTAACACAAATGTAGAGATTGCCAACGGCATTGAGCAGTTTAATGCAACCGCTACTAACCAAGCAAATCAATTCCTAGCAGAGTTGGATGTTGCTGTAGACAAAGCAAACATGGAAGCCATTAACGACATGGCTCAGTTTGATGCAGAAATGGTCACTAACATTGCTCAGTTTACTGAGACATTAAAGAATGATCGTGAAAAGTTCAATATTGCTAACCAAATGGCTGTTGATGCAAACAACATTCAATGGAAGCGAGATGTAAATACTGCGAATACGTCTTCGTATAACGCAGCACTACAGTATGACGTACAGAATATGCTCGATCTGCAAGCATCTGCGCTATCTAATATCTGGGGTATGTACGATACACTACTTAATATGGCGTATAAGTCAGAAGAAAGCGCACTAGATCGTACTTTCCAGTTAACTTTACAAACTATGAAAGACGAGTTAGCCACAGCTTTGCAAAATGCTGAAGGTGACGATGATTTAATTGCCGCCTTGTTTAACGCAGGTGCTAAGTTTGCCGGTACAGAGACTGGTTCGGGCGTATTGAAAGATTGGTTTGGATTATAAACATGAACGATTTATACGAAGCACTTAGAAAAGCAATTTACGATTATATGCACGTTGATGAACTGTCTGTTCGTAAGCAACAAAAGATTAAAGGTGCATATGCTCGTCATTCTTACGATTATGATGCGGTAGATGCATTGACTAAGTTTGGCGAAGAGGAAACTGAAAAGTGAACCGTAGTAAATTATTTAATGCCCCGATTCCGGGCGAGAATCTTACTGTAGATTCTAGAAACTATGCTTGGCATAAACCGCCACAGTATCCTAACTTTGATGATGCGTTTGAGTACTTTGCTGAAGAGATACTTGGTAATGCTAAACGTATGAATGCGGCGGTTCTGATGTCTCGCAACGGGTTTAGTGCGGTTGCTTTAGTACAGAACTTAATGCTACACGCTGTTGGTAACGGTAAGATTACACCTGACATGAGTTTGCTTATTGCAGGTCCAGTGTATAAAACCTTGGTACGTATGCTCGATGCGTTTGGAGAAGACTACCTAACAGGTTACGACTCTGTTGAAGAGATTCGTGCGTATATGGATCGTATGGGTAAAGAGCCGAAGAAGAAAAAGAAAGCAAAGCTCACTAAATCCCAAGAAGCAGAGATGGAGCGTATTACTGAAGAAGCTGTCGCTGAGATTCCAGAAGGTGGCTTGATGGGTGCTCCAAGTAAAGAATCAATTGAAATTCCTATGGACTCGTCTAAAAGCGGTCTCGTAGAAAAGCCTACTGAGGAAACTGTATAATGGGTTGGGGTAGAAAGCTACTTGCCGCCGCTACCGGTACAATGACCGGTCTAGCAGAGGTTGCAGAAAAAGAAGATGAAACTCGTAAGGACTTAACCAAAACAGTCCTGAATACTGCGATTACACGGTGGGGTAAGCTAGAAGACGAGCGAGCTAAGTCCCAAGCTAAGATTGATGCTGAAGATGCGGCTGTCAAAGCGTTATCTGGTCAGACCATTGACCTTAAAGATGGTGGCAAGGCAATCATCACAGAAGCTCAAGCACGTAAAGCAATTCAACGCTACGGTGCGGATAACGTCAATTCTATGATCCTCCAGAAACAGATTTCATTCTCTGGGGAAGGTGAAGTTAAGGCAGGTGCAGGACAAACTCGTGAGCTTCTAAACCTTGAGCAGATACAGAAGTCTGGCGAAGCAATGGGTCAAACTGGTGGACTGTTTGCAAAAGACAGGTATGCATCTGTTGCAGATAACACCACCTCCATGCTTCAGGCAATGGGTATAGATCCTAAGTCTGTAGTTATTCCTACGGCTAAAGAAGTATCTGGTGTTGAAGTATTCGCAGGTCCGGGTACAGACAAAGTTAGTAAAGAGTCGCTATACACAGATATTCCTGGAATTAGCGGAAAGATGGTCAATAAGGTTACACGTCGGTCTATTGACGGTGCCCTAACCACATCGTACATAGATTTGTTGGGTAATGATGTAACAGACACCATTACTCAAGGCTTACAGGATAAGAAATCAGAGTACAAGCTTGTTAAAGACTACTCTGATTTATCTGACGATATTAATATACGAACCAGTGGTCTAGCATTTAAGATGACTAAAGATGGCCGTCCGATAGCGCAAAACTATTCTGTGGTGTACACAAAAGACGGCAGGGTGTTAAAGCAAGGGGAGTCTGGTAAGTTTGATACTCCTGTAACAGATCCTGAAATCATGACACTTCCTGCAAGTGTAGTAAGTGCTCTTGGCCCAGACGGTTTAGACGGAGCATTTGATGCGTTAGGCAAGCCGGGAAGAAAGGCGTACGAAGATTTCAACGGGCAGTCAGAAGCCTTTGGTAGAGCGATCAATATTGTCAGCAACCAGATGAAACTATTTAATAGTTTAGAAAACCCAAATTCTTTGGTGGCGGATGTTGGTGCATTTGCAACGTTTAAAGATTATGTAATGACAGAATTTGGGGTTGCGTTACAGTTTGTAGAAGAAGAAGGGCAGAAATTCCTAGACTTGTCCCCAACAGAGCAAGCTGTACTAGAAAACCGCAGAGATCAACTAGAAAAAGATATGAAGTCTCAAACGGGAGAAATTAGATTAGGTACTGCAAGACGTTTGTATCAAGCTAACCAGATCTTGTTTGCGTATTCTTCAGCACGTGCGGTTACTAATGATACCCGCATTTCTAACCAAGACTTTGACCTATTCTTTAAGACGGTTAGTGGGCAAAATGCGGATACCCAAATTGCTATTTACCACAACCGCTTGCTAGATGCTAAAGTTGCTGTAGGTGAAATGTATACTTCTTTGAAGACTGCTGTTGATATCGCAGATAACGAAAATGCTAATAAGATACTAAGTGCGATCCCAGAAGGACGTACCGCACCGGGTATGGATGCTAGAATCAACGAAGCAATGGGATCTGATGCACCCAAACGTACCACTAAAGAAGTTCAGGAAGAAAGCAACGACATCCGTAATGTGTACGACAAAGTAGTAATTCGTCCAGAAGTACTCAACCCTAATACCTTCCAGATTGACCCTAATGGCGTGGAAGCGTATGTTGCGTATGTTAATGGTAAACGCATGATAACTACAAATAACGACATAGTCTTGACCACAGACGTTGCAAACACTACCAAAGATGATCTCAAGCGTGAAGTATTGGGAATGTTGCAGAACAAGTTAATCAAATAGGAAGTTACATGCCTACTATCCAAGAGATTATTGCTAACGCAGAAAAAGCCAAAGAAGAGAAGTTTGAGAAGGCTAAACCGATTGCCTTAACTCGCCAAGCTCTTTATGGTGATCTTCAGAAAGAAGAAGAGGAGATTAAGTCTGCAGAGTCTGATGAATTTGGATTCATTGAAGAAGGTCTTGGTAGGCTTGACAGAGAAGATATTGCCAAGCGTCGAGAAGCATTAGAGGCTGAAAAGCAACGTCGTTACCAGCGTGAAACTGAGAAAGCCGGTGGGGAAGTTGCTACCACAGAAGAAGGTACTCGTGTACTGATTCCTACGCCTGAGACTGCAGACAACCCACTATTAGTGATGGGTGCTCGTGCCGTAAGTGAGCTTGGACGGGGTATCGCTAGTATAGTTGGGGAAGAAGAAGCTATCCCTCAAATTCGTGATGAGTCTGATGTAGTTAACATTGGATCAGAAGTGATGCAACTGGTTACAGGTGGAGCAGGTGGGGCTGTAGTCGCAGCAAAAATCGCAGCTAAGGCATTCAAAGCAGCCCCTAAAGCCGCTAAATGGTACGGAGCATTACTGGGTGCTCCTGTAGGTGAGGCTATTGTTGCTACCGAAGAAACAGGCACACTAAGTGGTGATGAAGGTGACACAGCCCTAGATCGTAAGATGCAAGTACTCATGGAAGGTATTGGCTTTGGTGGCATACTTGCAGGTGCCGGTAAAGTAGCCAAATCAATCTATGACCTTGGTCCTATTGGCCGTATCATTAACTCCCTGCCGACTGCTTTGGTAGGTACTCGTAAGGGCGCAGAACAGCTTGTAGGTGACTCTGTAGCGGATATGATCATCCGTGCAGAGCGAGCAACTACCCCAGAAGATAAAGCCGCAGCCTTACAGAAAATTCAAGATAGAATTGCTAAAGGCTTTGAAGAACAGACAGGCTTAAACTTCCAAGATTACTTAGATGGCAAGGTAGAGCTACCAGATGGCTTTGTACCTACCTTTGGGGGTACTGCAGACTTAGAAGCTATTGCACGTCTAGAGCGTGGTGTAGCACAGAAAGAAGGTATGCCTGAATTCTCTGGTGTATGGCAACGTCAACGTGAAGCGATGGTAGAAGGTGCAGAGCAAACTGCAGAATCTGCTATTCCTGCAGGACAACGACTTGAAGGTGAGACTGCCAAGGAAGCCGCTGAGAGGCTCGGTACGGAAGCTAGAGAAGAAGTAGGTGGGGTAGTACAGCGTAGGGTAGAAGAAGCCCGTACGAGCTATGTGGAGCCGTTAGAGAACCAATTAGCGAAGGCTGAGAAGGAAATATCTGAGCAGATGGGTGAAACTGGTGAAATTACATTCGCCGGTCTACAGCGTGTTGTTGCTAACAGGCAGGGTGCTAACAATGCTGCACAAGAAGCAACTAATTTAGTACAAGAAGCGTACACCGGCCAAAGACAAGTAAAAGAAGGTCTGTACGATGACTATAATGAGCTTATCGCTGATGTAGAAGTCCCTGCAACATCCTTTGAGCGTGATCTACTCGACATGGTAGATGAGCGGCGTATTGCGTCACTGAGTGACCTTGTAGCCGCAGGTGATCCTAAATACCGTAAAGTATTGGAACAGTTAGCGGCACAACGTGCACGTCTAGCCAATGCGATTAATAAGCAAGTTAGAGAAAACACCAGTAGGCTTGAAGCGGAGATGATTGCCGCAAAAACTCCTGAAGGATCAGAAGTATCTTATAAGCTAACTGATGCAGATAAAAAGTTAATAGACGATCAAGCCGCCGCAGAGATTGATTTAGATCTTGCAAGAGCAGAAGCTGACTTCCGTGATGTGAAGATGAATGACATTGAAGGATTGCTACAGGCAGTGAATGCTGTCAAGAACAATCCTAGTGCATCTCTTGCGGAACGAGGTGCTATGAACACCTTGGCAGAAGGTCTAGAAGGTATCATTACACGTACGTTAGGTGAAGGCAGTGAAGTCATGACTAAACGTACGCAAGCGATTGAGTACTTCCAACAGTTCAATGATCTGTATAAGACTGCAACTGGTGGCAAGGTGATCCCTAACTTCCGATTTGGGGATAAGATTACTCCACAACAGTTAGCCCAAGCACAAGATGGCTTGAACATCATTCTACGTGATGCAAGAGATAACAATGCCGCCCTAGAGTTTATCATGGAACTTCGTGGCACGATGGATGAAGGATTACGTGGTCAGTTTGATCGTGAACTAGGTAAGTTCTACCGTCAAGAGATCTTCAGTAAAGTACGCTTTGATCCTAGTGTAGCATCTGCGGCAGAGAATCCTGCTAGGGCTGCAGAGACTATGGCAGGGCAGTTAAAGAGAGCTTTAGCTGATTACCCTAACCTAGAAAAGCTAGCCCCTGGAATTGCACAGGATTTAAACAATATTGCTGACGATCTAGCAAAGTCTGGTACGAATACTCTTGCCGCTAAGAAACGACTCAAGCAGGTAGAAAAACTGTTTGATCAAATGCGCAAAGATTTTGAAGCTACCCCTGAAGGCCAGTTCGCAAAAGAGAAATACAGCAGTGCTACTAAAGCAGTTAGGAATCTGCTAGTCAACGAAGACTATCAGAAACAGTTCCCACGTATTTGGGAGACTGCAGGACAGACTGGCACAAGAGGTGCGGATGGCTTAACAGACGCACAGCGTAAGATTAAAGTGACTATGGCACGTGGTGCTATGGATTTGATCTACCCTGCAGGTGCACGTGGTAAAGAATCTGGTGAGCTATCCTTTGCTCAGATTGAAAAGGCAATTAACGAGAATCCAGTATTCAATCTAGCATTCCCTGAAGGTGACCCTACACGTGCAATGTTCGACATGATGAAGTCTAGAGCACGTGCAATTGAACAGCGTAGCGTACGTGCAGTCACAGGAGAGTCTGCTACAGCCAGTATCTCTGATGTAGGGCAATTAGTCTCTGAGTTTATTAACTACGTACAGGGGCCACTGAGTAAGCCCGGCAGACGGTCTAAGATGCTATCTAAAGTATTCTTTAAGTTAGCTGGTGGTCCAGATGCCGCATCTAACGTCATGGTAGACATGATGACAGATACCCGACTAGCATACAGCATGTTAGAAGACGCTAAGAAACGTGTTGCTCAAACAGGTGAGGACTTAGGTGCATCGCTGACTAAAACTGCAGGTGCGTATATCCTGAGTAGGATAGGAGTGAATTCTATTGATGAATTGAACTCTGAGCTAGCAAGTGTGACACTAGCAGATCAAACGGAAGAAGCCTTCGCTCAGTGAAGGTCTTCCTCATCCCAAAACTCATCATCTTCAGGGGCCACTTTAACGTGGCCTTTTTTATAGCTGTCCCAAATGATCAAAGCCTCTACGCCATATCTAGCGGCTAGGGCTACTGAAACTACCATAAAAGAAAGCGAGATTAATACTAATAATAGAAAATCAGCCATAGTAGTTTCCTTCTGGTTATACTATGGCTGTTATAGGCATCTATGCACAAATAGCAAGATTCTGATGATAGGCGTAGTTAAAGCCTCTTTCCCATTCCTTGTGGTAGTAGGCTTTAGGTTTGTAGGGATTGCGGGTTTGACCCCGCTTAAAGTCTTGTACCCCTAACAAGAAAGCTTCATTAGGCTGCTTGCGTTTCCGTTGCTGTAGTTTCGTTGTGGTAAGTGTCAACATCAGTCCAACCCCAATCTCCTGTCATACCTGCGGCATTGTAATCAGTAACCCTCTTCTCAAAGAAGTTACTCATTGAGTCTGAGCCTAACATGGTTTCCATCCAAGGTAAAGGATTTTCTTTTACTTTCCAGTTGCCCTTAAGACCGAGTTGGATGAGTCTCCGATCAGCAAGGAATCGGATATACTGCTTAACTTCCTTGGCCGTGAGACCTTCCACAGCGCCCATCTTAAACGCAATATCAATAACTTTGTCCTCAAGCGCAATAGACTCTCTAAACATTTCGTATATAGCTTTCTTAAACTCATCATTAACAATCCGTGGGTGTTCTTCACAGAACCGTCTAAACAGCATAGCCATGCCATCACTGTGCATGGTTTCATCACGTGCGGACCACTCAACTACCGTACACATTCCAGGCATCTTGCCGTAACGTTGGTAGTTCAGTAACATAGCAAATGCACTGAACAGAGATACTCCTTCATTCAATACACTACGTGCAATAGCTAACGCTGTACCTTGGTGACTATGAACATCAATGTCACCCATGAACTCTAGTTTATCACTCATCTCTTTTACGTCAGCAAACGCAGAGAACTCAGCTTCATCTAAACCTAATGTATCGTTTAGTAAGGCGTACGAGCGTTGATGAATAAACTCCCTTGATGCGAACGATGAGAGCATTGCACGTACTTCATTGTTCTTAAACTTGGGTAGGTAGTACTCCAAGTAGTTTGTACCCACGGCCACGTCTGTAGCTGTGAATAGTTTTAGAATCTGCGTGATGTGATTCTTTTCTGCAGTTGATAGCTTACCATTTCTCCAATGGGCTACGTCTGTTTGAAGTTCCAGTTCATCTTCAATCCAATGAATACGCTCGTGCTCAATTGCTTTGGCTACGAACTCTGGGTAGTTAAAAGGCTTGTAAACAAGACTTCCTTCAAGTAGCGACATATTGTTCTTCCTATGTGTGGGTTGAAGGTTAAAAAGCCGGTATGATAACCGGCCATCTAACTATTATATCTACAAACTGCCTTTTGGCAATCTGATTATTTATTTATTTTCTCTAACTCTTTGCGCATTCTATCATTGTCTACACGTAAGTCGTTGATCTGCTTCTGCATGTCTTCTATTGATGCCAAAACTTCAGTGAAGTACTGAACAGGAGGACAGTAGTCGATACTACAGGAGGCTATCTCTAGGTAAAACTTTGTACGTTCAATTAGGTTACTTCCCATCCTTTATCTCCAATTCTAACTGAATTAATTTAGATTCTATCTTAGCAATCTTTCTAGATTTGTTCTTGACCGAAGCCTTTAGTAGCTTCATCCAAAGCTTTAGCAATCTCGTCTGCACGTCTGTCGATGTCACTATTAAATCCTCCATTACTTAGGCATTGTTCATAGGTATTCCAGAGGCTCTCACAGCGCATGTCAGCAAAGATCTGTAGTCCATGTACAGCAGAGAACATCTGATCCTCATTCATGTACTCTAGGCGTTCTGTGAGAAGCTTGAGGTCACCGACTACCTGCCATACTTCCATAATAGCTTGCTCAAGGTCAAACCTGTCAACAGGTATCCCCTTGTCATTCATGTGTATGCCGTTAATGATCATCTTTATGCCTCTTTAAATATTCTATTGCTCTACTTAATCTATCTACGTCATCTCCAAAACATCCTAGCGCACGATTACAGGTGTGGCACAACCACCCCCTAAATGTATTTGTAGTATGGCAATGGTCAAGTACCCACGCACCTGCAGGTCCACCTTTACCCTCAACATCTGCAGTAGATAGTTCGCAGATAGGGCAGACATGATCTTCTGGGGCAACACCGTACTCTTTTTTTAATCTTGCTCTAAGCTTAGAAAGTTCGTTATTACAAGCTTTACACTCAGGTCTAAAATAGTTAGAGGCACTGTGGTAGCTAAAGTCTGTAATGGGTTTTTTTATACCACACTTATTACACTTACGTCCATCCTCTGCTTCTATTATAGGAAGATCCTCAAATAATTCTTTTTGACACACGATTTACAAACCTCACCATTTCTAAGGGGATTTGGTAGAAGTATTCACCACCGGCTATGTATTTGTTAGGCACCTCGACTGGAGTCAGAGTAGCAACATCCTTTGACCAAAACAAGGCAGCCTTGCTCAAGTCTATATTCCAGATAAAGAATGCAGTCAGCGAGTTGAAGAACTTCTTCTTACGCTCCGGTAACTGCACACTGTCGAAGGGGAAGTCCCCGTGTTTCCACAGGGTCTTTACTTCACATTCCGCTAACCAGTTGCGTCCATCCTTGGATACAACTAAGTCTTGTGCGTAATCATCTGGATTGGGTACACATTCAAATCCTTTTGCCCTCAAGAAGTCTGTAGTAGCTTCTCTAGCAAGAGCATCGTACTGTGCGTACAAGCCCTTGTTAAAAGCTTTTCTTACCCCTGACATGATACACACCCTTCGTCGTCGTCTCCGATAAAGTCTTGCAAGGCAACTCGCTCAACCTTTGTGCCCACTTTTTCTGCATGTACACCCGCAGACGTTCTGAGGTAATATAGACCTTTAAGTCCTTCCTTCCAAGCCTTGAAATGAACTGCATTAACGAATCCTTTATCGGCACCTGACGGGAAGAATAGGTTGACGCTTTGACCTTGGCAGATAAACTCTTGTCGCTTACATGCATGGTCAACAACCCATATTTGGTCAAGTTCAAACGCTGTCTTAAAGACTGCTTTCTCTTCGTCGGACAAGAACTCCAAGTGCTGTACAGAGCCTTCATTTGCAATGATTGAATCCCATACCTTCTTGGTGTTTTGTTTGTGCTCATCTAATACTTTCTCCAAGTACTTGTTCTTAACGAGGTGGGCACCCGCACGAGTGCGATGAGTATATGCATTAGACTTAATAGGCTCAATGCTAGAACTACAATTACAGATAATAGAACTATTAGCATTTGGTGCAATGGCGAGTAAGTGTGCGTTACGCATCCCTGTACCTTCCATGTCAGGAGCCTCACCACGTTCTGTGGCGAGTTCCTTAGATGCTTGTACAGCTTGCTCTTTAATGTCCTTGAATATTGCATAGTTCATACTCGTGGCTGCGAATAAACCAGACTCCCACGGGATACTTTTAGACTGCAAGTATCCGTGGAAGCCCATAGCACCCAGACCTATCGAGCGTTCTCTTTGAGCAGAGAATTTAGCTTTTGCAAGTTCTTCTGGTGCGTGGTCAATAAAGTATTGGAGAACGTTATCAAGGAATCGGACCAAGTCTCCAACCATGCCGGTGTCTTTCCATTCGTCATATCTTTCGACGTTAACTGATGAGAGGCAACATACTGCTGTGCGTTCTTCACTTGTTGGGAGGTGGATTTCATTGCAGAGGTTAGACCCGTGAATGCTGAGTCCAAGTTCTTTTTGGCTAACTGGTAAGTATCTGTTGGCTGTGTCGATAAAGTTAAGGTAAGGACTGCCAGTTCTGAACCTAGCTTCAAGTATTCTTTCCCAAAGTTTTCTAGCTGGGATTGTATCTCTTGTAGTTCCGTCATTAGGGTCTCTAAGTTTCCATTCGTGTCCATTGATTACGCTCTCCATAAAGTCGTCAGTAATGTTTACTGCGTTAAATAAGTTGAAGCACTTACGATTAATGTCGCCGCCCGTAGGTACTTTAAAGTTAATGAACTCAATAATGTCAGGGTGTGACACATCAAGATATGCGGCATAACTTCCTTTGCGAGTACGGCCCTGCTTCCAAGCAGTCATACCCGAATCAATTACTTTGAGGAAAGGGATGGGTCCTGGAGCCTTATCTGAGATGCCACGTACGCCACCCCAGTGCCCACCAACACCTCCACCCTTAACAGATAGCCATGCGACTTCTTCTGGGTGCCCGATTAAGGACTCAAGATTATCACCAATATAAGACAGAAAACAGCTAATAGGAAGACCTTTACTACTACCATTATCACTCGGAGCATTACTGAGAACGGGACTAGCAAACATAAACCAATTAAGAGAAGCATAGTCATAGATGCGTTGTGCGAGTTGATAATCCTCATAGCAGTATGCCTCCGCAGCCCGTGCGTACGCTTCCTGTGGAGACTTTTCCCATGGAAGCATGTAGTAGTCTTTCATTAAGGTCATTCCCTGCTCAGACAGCAGGGCATCACGTGAGAGGTCAATCTTAACTTTCACTGGCCTGATCCTTGTAAATGTTGTATGTCTTATTAAATATGTGGCGAAGTTCTTTCGCCGCCCTTTCCTCTTCAGGGCTTAACTCACTAGACTCTACCATTGATAGCATCTCGTCAGCAAATCCTAAAAGCTTTATCAGTTGTCCTTCTGGCAACTTAATCTTAATCATCTTGCGTGTCGTCATGCACGTAACCCTGTCTCTTTTCCATGCGGTCTAACAAACTATTCAAATACCAAATAGCTTTACGGTAGTCTTCCTCTTTATTCTTGAAGGGGGCACGGGTAACGTATTCCCAAGCTGTCATCCAGTCGAATGCATCTTCATAGGGTAGCACAATACCATCAAGCATCAGCTTCTGTAGCAATGCTTCACGTACGTCTTTGACTTCAAGCTTGTCGTTAAGGATGTAATGCTTGGGGGAGTTTACCATGTCAGGTCTAGCATCAAAGTCCTTAGCGTCTACGCTATGCATCTCTTTAACTTGTTCAAAAAAAGAACTCCAGTCTTCTTTGCTCATGCCTCTCCTCCAGTCTCCATGCGTAGTAGTTCTAGCTGTTCATCCGACAGTCCGTCAAAGTAGTCAACATCAGCAGGATCGACTATGAAGTCAAATGGCTTGTTACCTGCAACTAAATGCTCAAAGCCATTACGCAATATAGTATCCATGTCATTCTGAATCATGTTTGATATACCCGCCATAAAGACTGCAAGCATATCATCATAGTCAACATCTTCTTCAGTGTTAAAGTCTTTCTCAATATTCATGTTGCTAGGATAGAAGCCACACGAAAAGTTAGTAACCCCTTCCTCGTCTACGCTTACACGAAGGAATGCTTCCCCCGGCTCTAGGTCTAGGCTGACTGATTTACTCATTGAACCATTCCTCTGGAATTAGTTTATCTGCGTATAAGAACTCGTGCTTAGTGCACCAGTCTGCGTAGGATGTCTTTGATCCCTTACGTATCTTAGCCTTAGAGTTAGAGAAGACAAACCGTATATCGTGGTCCGTCTGCTCTTGAATCCACAAGTGCTTCTTGCGATCCTCTAAGGTGAACCTGCCTTTTGTTTCCACCACAATACCATTAGGCAAGACAAAATCAGGAGTATACGTTCTATCAGTAGAGGGCTGTGTAAAGCTAATTCTTGAAGATGCATCCTCATACTTAACACGTAATCCCCGCTCCTTGATCTGATCTGCAACAGTCTTTTCCAAGCCTGACTTATATCCATATTTTCTAGCCGCCTTACTGAACGTCATCGTTGTACACCGTGTAGTATCTCCAAGGCTTATTCTTAGCCTGTGATGCTTCTACCCGTCTGTACTGTAACGTAGGCCAACAGGAATACTTGTAGTCGCAGTACATACAATCCTTGGCAATGTACTTGTTGCCAGTAGGCACCTTACGGAATGTCTCGTCAATCTCGTCAAAGCACCGTTCAAACTCAGCATCAGTAGCAATGTAGTCAATGGTATCCTTGATGACTTCAGTGTACTCGTCTTGATACTGGTTATCTGCTTCGACAAACTTCCATTCGCCTGTAGACTTATTGATAACAATCCATCCGCCAAACGGCATACCACTAGCTTTAGCGTAGCCAAAGCCCTGAGCCATGTACCCAAAAGAGTCATCGGCCCGTACGGTTTCAAAGTCTTTGAATTTGTGTTCAAAAGCGAAAGGAGATGAGGATTTGATGTCCCATACCTTACCGTCAATAACTACGTCATACTCTCCTTGGATAGACGCATCATCACCTAAGTCAAGCTTTACCTTGCCGTGATAGGACTCGACTGGTATACCTGCACCACGCATCAAAAGCAAGGACAAAACCTCAATAACATCGCCTAACAACATCTTCATGATAAAGTCATACGATGGCTTAGATGCATCTTCTGGATGATTCTTCTGCCACCACAGTTGGCAACGTGGCCTACCTGCATTGGACATACGTACTGTGAAGTCACGTCCACCATCCCTAGTGAACTGCTTAATTAGAGCGTTACGAAAGTCCTCACAGGCTTGATCTATAAGAGCGTCATCGACAGGGGGAGCTTCCCCCGCCGACAACTTAGATAGATACTCCTGTATCCGAACCTCGTATAAATGAGGCATATCGGACATTATTGTATCTCTAAATAATCTTCTACTTCGGCAACAAGCTTCTCGTCTTGCACGTCAGTTTGCTTACCGTAAAGGGCAGAGTTATACTTTGCCATTACGGACTTGTTCTCTGCATTTACTGTGTCCAGTATCTTGGACATAAACTGCAGATCGTCAGTGCTGATCTCCATCTTGTTCTGGAAGTCAGGTGCAAAGCCTACCGTGAAGTAAGTTACTGAACCATTCTTCTGGCGGGTAGTAACAAGCTTGCTAGCTACCTGCATGAACTTGAGCTTGAGATTCTTACAAGGCTCAATCACATCCTGTGAGAAAGCCAAGAAGGAAGCACCCTTCAAGCGTAGAAGACAAGGTACGTCCTGTACCTCTACTGAGTTACCTGCGCCATCCTTAGCGTCAGTCATCGTGACTGTAGAGTACAGATAGCGGAAGCAAGTAATGTCCTTGTACTTCAGCTTAGTATCTGCGTCCATCTCACGTAACTCTTTAGATGTAGGCTTACCACAACGAACAGTCCCTGTCTCGTCAATAGCCTCATCGCCAACACGGTGAATGATAGTCTTGTTGACTACAGCATTCTCGTTTGGATCGTAATCCAAGTACTGCATGTAATCTGCAAATACACGGACCTGCACGTCCTTACCATAGACAGCACCCGAAGGTAGAGTCAATGCGAACATACCCTTCTTCAACTCGTTACCATCGTCATCTTCGTCTTGGTAGTTAACCTTGAGAAGTGGAAGACGGTTACCCATTGATTCCTGTTGTTGAGCTTCACCGGCCCCCATCGCAGCCATAAGCTGATCAGGAGTCATACCATTGTACAGTGCTACTTCACTCATAAATAACATTTCCATTTAGCCAATTTGATCCACTCTTTATTTCAATGGCGAGTGGAATTACCATCTTGTAATCATACCTCAATGCAACTTCATCTGCAACACCTTCCATGCCCTCCGCTAATATTTCTTTCATGATCTCCTGTTCCCCAGGATACACATCAATCACGATGGAGTCATGTACAGTCAATACACATAACGATTTTACATGTCGATCTTTCATCATTTTAACGACACGTATGCAAGCAATAGGAACGATGTCAGCCGTAGCAAACGATTGTACAGGGTAGTTTACAATCTGTGTGCCGTAGCTGATACGGCCATTAGGCTTACGTTCTACGTGTTGCCAGAAGAACTGTCGTCCTGATGGCAGGGTAACTGTTCCGTCTTTGAGCACTCCACGCTTGAGCTTGTCATGCCACTGCTGTAGTCCTTCGTAGATGTTGAAGTATTCTTTGAAGTACTGTTGAACATGTGGAGCCTCCTGCGCCCCCTGACCGCCGTAGAGCGGCGCAAACGTATAAGCCTTCGCCTGTTGCCTCTCATCCTTAGTAATCTCCTCTGAGGGCTTCTGGTTGATGATAGAGGCTGTCTGCTTATGTACATCCTTGCCGGTCATGATGTCATCGTAGATTTGAGCATCTTTAGATAGTTCACCGGCCACTCTGAACTCTAGGCCACTGAAGTCAGCTTCCATGATCTCACCGCCCTCAAACCTAGACACAACACACTTACGAATCGGAAATGTCCCGCTACGTGGTTGGTTTTGGAAGTTAGGGTCTGATGAAGACAAACGTCCAGTAGCTGTAATGCACTGATTGAATGTCGTATGTAGGATGCCATCCTTACGTGTATTACGCCTCATACCGCCACAGAAAGACGCTAGGTAGACGTTCAGTGCGTTAAGCCTACGCATACCTTGTAGGAACTCAATAGCGTCCTGTAGCCCCTTACGTTGAGCCTGAGCTAGTAAGAACTGTAGTGTGTTCTTGTCTGTGCTGAAGCCATTAGCGGATACATCCTGTACGCTGGAAGGCACAAGCTTAAACCCTGCTACCTTATCTGTAGGTATGTACAGTGCACCTTCCCCGTTACATGCAACACACTTGGAGCGATTCTTGTAAGGCTTACCATCCTTCTTAGTCTTCTGTACTGTGCCCAACCCTTGGCAGTCTGTGCATTGTGTACCCACTGTACGATGCAGGATAGAGGAGTTGTTCTTAACAGCAAGCGCAAATTCTTTAGGGGATAAGCGTGGGCGTGGTAATGGCTTGCCTACTTTGTTCAACCCAATGTTAAATACTTCACGCCACTTGTTCTTATCAACAACACGGCGGGAGTACACAACCTCAGACAGTTGAGCAGGTGAGTTAAGGTTGATAGGTGTATCCCCCATCACACTGTTAGCGATCTGGTACAGGCGTTTATGTAGTACGTTACGCTCTTCAGTGAACTCGTTCTCCACATCATCCAATGCGTTAATGTCAATGTAAATACCGTTACGTTCCATCTCTATCAGTACGAACAGCATCTCGTTCATCATGTCACGTGACTTACGCAATCCAGTGAATTCTGGTTTACGGTAGTCATGCATCTGAGATTCGTATACTTCCAAGCATGAGATTACATCGCCACGGCCATAAGTCTCTACGATCTCTGGGTCCATGTCTTCGTAACCAATACCTTTCTTGAATGTCTCTTCCATCAAGTCAGAACGCTTGAGTGTAACGTTGCGTCTCTTCGCAGTCTCTTCCAAGGATAGTGGCATCTTCTGCCCACGTGCCAGTACATACTCCCCGATCATTGTACAGTAGACAGCACACTCAATGGTGAACCCTGCCTCCTGCAGCCAGAGGATATCAAACTTGGCGTTGTGAGCTACGATTACATCCGCTAGCTCTAGCATCTGCTGTAGCTTGAAGTGAGACTCCTTCTGGTCACACTCCATCTTGTTGTGATTGAAGAAGAAGTACTGACCATGTTCATCGTGTAAGAATTGAGCACCGCAAGAAACAATCTTGTTCTCTGGGTTGAATGGACTACCGTCTATCTTCCCGTCAATACGCTGTACTGTGGTCTCAATGTCTATTCCTAATACGTACATATCGTGCCTATCAATCAACGTAGCGAGAGAGCTTTGGTTGTATTTCACAAATAATGGTGCCATGCCATCCCGTTATCTTGTTCTTACCGATGGTGAGGTGACGGGTGTAATCCGGTTCCTCATCCACACCTGATGTATCGTGCTTACCGATACCAATAATAATATCAGCTTCGGCAAACTTACCAGTCTTACTTCCCTCCATCTCAGTAGGGTTTAGCTTGGTCTTACCTTCTGCATCAGCGGATGCCTGACTAATCGCAATGAATGCAAGGTCATGCCGTTTTGCAATCTCACGTGCCTGAGTGTAAATCTCACGTAGCTTCTCATCCGTACGGCTGAAGTTACCTGCAACCTGTACCTTATCTAACTGATCGACTACCAGTACGTCTGGCTTGTGGTTCTCACAGTATGCATCAATCTGTTCAATCGTCACACCCTGTGCGTCAAACATGTTGACATTGTCGTGGATGGTACGCCATTCGTTAGCGACAAAGCGTGGGTCTTCATATATCTCTTCTCTGGTAATACCAGTGAATGCAGACATGGCACGTAGCATTGTACGTGTAGCCTTCTCTTCGTTAACAAAGGTATGGACGCTAGCTCCTTGCTCTGCGAACCCGTCTGGCCCGTAGCAGAATGAAACATGGCTTGCAGTTTTTCCTGTTTCTGGTCTGGCGAATATGATGCATAGCTCGCCACCGGCTACTCCAGGTAGTTTGTCCCTGAGTGCTCGTACGTTGAATGTCCATCGCTTATCATCCTCGTTCTCTTTAAGTAGTTCAAAGACATCCTTGGTACATGGTTTGATATCAACGCTAGGTGTAAAGTCATCCTTGGTCTTTTCAAGCAGTCGTTTGATAGGGGTTAGGTCTTGGATGTTACCATCTAAGATATCGTTCCCCATGTCCATGATATCCCTACCAACCTCCATTCTCCATGCACTTTGCAGTACTTCTTCCGCAACGTCAGGTGATAGCGTTGGTCTAGATGCCAAATCACGTAATAGTATTCGTACGTTTTCTTTCTTTGCACGGCTCTCCGAAGGGTTATCAACTTCGTAAAGCGCAGCCACATCCTGCATAGTGATGTTGTCATCGGTCTTCTCGTGTGCACGTAGGATACTCTTGTATATCTGTTCGTAGTCTGAATCATCAAACATACGGGTACGGATGCGATGCTTGTTAGCATCAAAGAATTCCTTACTTAGAAGGAGTTGTACTAGTTCCTGTATTGGTTTCATTCTTCTCTCCCTTATTAAATATCCGATCCCAGTTTTCAGAGTACTTCTTCTCGTCTACTGGTCTCTTCCAATCTCCCTTCCCGTAAGCGGGGCTGTTCTTTCGTTTAGGCATCAGCTTAATCCCTCTCTATCATCCCACCACTCTATTGCGTCAAAGTCGTACGGCTCATGGTCTACTATGTACTCGTCAATGATC